ATGCGAACATGGTTTTTAGGTGGGTTGGAGGTTTTTGGTTTTGCGGGCTTCTATGCAGAGTGGACTGCCTGGCTGGAATGCCCGGCAGGCATGCGGGCGTGATTCGTAGATTGAGCAGGAGACTCCTCGGCCCACCTCGCCCCGGAGGGCGATGCAGCGTCCGCAGGTTGAGGTTTTGAGCAACGGATAGTCGGTGCGGAGGTATTCGGCAGGGATTCCGGTGGCGTCGGAGCGGTCTCGCCGGAGGACGGGCCAGCTCCACTTGTGGCTGCAACATGCGCCACACCGTTGACAGTCGTATTGTTCCATGTGGGCTGAAATCCTTGGGTGGCGCTGGAGAAGTCGATGTAGGGAGCGAGGTGGGAGATGTTGTTGGTGGCGGCGCGGAGCTTGGGGCAGTGGACGACGGGTCCGGCGTGGCGGTTCACGCAGTTGAAACAGACGGGGTAGTAGTCGGCGTTGGAGGATTTGTCGGGATTGTGCTGCCAGGTGTTGTGGATTTTCTGGTAGCGGGTGGGGTCGTTGGGGACGCCTTCGGCTTCGAGGTAGGACCAGACATCGGCATCGGTCCACTCGCGCATGGGGTAGAATTGCCAAGGGGCGTTGTCGGGGCGGACGACATCTTGGGCGAGGGGGACTTGGCCTTTGATGAGATCGACATCGGCGCTTTTCTGGCCATGAAAGACGGCATCCCACGGGAAGTTAAACCGACCGGTGGGGCGTTGCAGGCAATCGAGTCCGCAGAGGTAGCGGTTTGTTTCGATGTCAAAAGGTGTGGGAGGCTCGGTGCCCAAGAAGAGAAGCAGGACTTTGTGGGGGGCCATCTCGTAGGCTTTCACAAAATCGAAACGCGGCGCTCCGGTTTCGATGTCGTAGCCGTCTTGGATGCCGTAAGCGTAGGGGGTGTAGTCGTGCATCTCCAAGTCCCACTCGCGGGCGAGGAAATCGCTGTGGGCGTAGCGGTGGCGGTGGCGGGGTTCGCGCCATTGGATGACGGGCAGCTTCGCCCCTACCTTGAAAAGAAGGAGGTGGAGCATGGCGGTGCTGTCTTTGCCTCCGCTCCAGAGCACGGCGGGGTTGTTGACCTGGGAGAGCCAGGCTTCGATTTTGGCCGTGGTTTGGCGAATGAGTTCGTGCATGGAAATTAAATAGCGCCGCCGATAACTGCGGCTCCGGCTATTGATCCACCGGCTGCCATTGCGCCGCCGCCGAGGCTGCCGATCATGCCCATCATCCCTGCTTGGCCGGCGGCACCGGCTTGCATGGCGGCCGCTTGGAGGGCGGCGTTATTGTTGAGGATGGTGTTGCGGCGGGTTTCGAGCATGTTGGTGTTGAAGCTGGCGACATTGCCGCTTTGTTGCAGGGAGTTGCCGAAGATGTTGCTGACTTGGCCGGTGGTGTTGGCGAGGGTGCTGGTGCCGAGGCCAAAGGCGGGGCCGATGGATTGGCGGAAGGGGTCGAGTTCCTGATAGGCTCCGGCGAGGCCGACGCGGCGTTGGCGGCGGGCTTGGTCGAGCGTGTTGGCGGCGAGTGCGAAGTTGCGGCGGTCTTGCTCGCGGGCTGTGGCGAAGGCGTCGCGGTTGAGGACTTCGGCGGCGAGGGCGGCGTTGCCGACTCCGAGGCCCCGGGCAGACATTCCGGCGCGGGCGGATTGCTGGGCCATGCGTTCCTGCTCGGGTGTCAGGGAGCGGCCGAGGGCGAGTTCGCGTTCGGCATCGGCTTGGATGCGGGCTTCGATGGCGTTCGGGGCGCTGGCGGCATCGAGTTCCTGACTAACGACATCGCGGGTGCGGGCGAGGTATTGATTGTCGAGCTTCCCGGCGAGCTGGTCGGCGGTGCCGAACTGCATGCCGATATACTCGGGGTAGAGGCGTTTGATGGCGGCCTCCTCTTCGGCGGTCTGGGCTTTGGCGACGCGGATGGACGCTTCGGCCATCTTGTCGTAGTCGATGGGCGCGGGGGCTTCGGGGACGGGCTGTGGCGGTGGGGCTTTTGGGGAACCTCCCATATTATTTACCTCCTAATTTTTTGGTGAGTTGTTTCATTGGATAGACATGTGGTTCGAAGGTGCCTCGGCGGCACCAGGCGACAAAGGGGTGTGGATGCGGGGCGACGCGGAGGCACTCGCGGACGGGGTGTGTGCCGGGAGCGGTGGCGGCCAGGGTGACGAACCAGCAGTTGGACGGGCCGAGTTCAAAGGATTGGTCCTCCGGGTTCCAGCGGGTGGCTTTGGCCAGCATGAAGCAGTCTGGCGAGTTCCACACATAGCCCGCGGATAGGTGTTCGCCGATGGCTTCCCAGAAGTCTTGCGTGCTGTGGTCGTCCCACCATTCTTTTGCGCGTTGCCATGGGGTCATCGAATGACGCAGAATGCGGCCTCAGCTGGGTCAACTTGAGCCGGAACTGTGTTTATAAAATTTAAACGGAAAGTGGTGGATGTTTCGGTAAATGATTCAACTCGAGAAATTTGATTTGATGAAACAAGGATGGCATAGTTTGCATCAGAAGAAGATGGTGCAGTTGTCATAACTACCTCATAAACCCCAATAGAAATTCGACTTACACTTGTAACATTGCCGCTTGCATTAACGGTGCATGCGCCATTTGTGCTTCGTCCCTCAAACTTTGCCCATGCACGGCAGCCATAAATCGGCGCGGATCCGCTTTGCTGCCCATTCAGTTTTTCTGCACTAATAACTCCATTAGAAATTTTTTCTGCACTGGAAACAGCTCCGTCTGCGATGACGCTGGCTGTGCCCGTGACATTGCCTGTCAGATTGGCGGTAATGGTGCCTGCGCTAAAATTTCCGCTGGCATCGCGGGCAACGATGGCGCTGGCCGTGTTGGCGTTTGTGGCTGTGGTAGCGGCGTTGGCGACTTTGCCTGCGGTTGAGATAGTAGCAAGTTTTGTATCAGCAATAGCAGCGGTGGAGCTGATGTCTGCATTAACGATGTCCGCGATGGTGACGCTCGGGGTTTGAGCCGAATTCAAGATGGCCGGGGTGACGGTCTGGCCGGAGGTGAAGCCTGTGGGGTGGTTGTAGCCTTTGGTGACGGTGATGGTAGCCATGGGTTAGGAGACGGTGCGGGTTTCGGTGTGCGGGAGCCTGCCCATGGCGGCCTCAGCGGCGACGGAACGGATTTCCGGGCGGCCGGTGGTGCTGGTGAATGTTAGCTCTAGGGCATGGGCTTTCGTGCGGATGGGAAATTTGAGTGAGTAATCCTCCGGGGTTCCGGTGGAGTTCGAGAGGGTGGCGACTTGGAAGGTGGAGTCGGGGTTAATGATGACGGCGGATGCGGATAGGGATGAGGACTCGGGGAGGACGACATCGGCGAGGCTGCGGAGGAACCGCTTGGAGTGCGGGCTGCCGAAGTTATAGCGGCGGGTGCGAATGGTAGCCTCGACAGGCGTGGTGCCTGCGCCAGCCTGGGCGGCTTCGTCTCCGGCTTCGATTTCATCAAGGAGGAAAAGGGAGCCGACGCGGTTGGTGATGAATGCGCGGCGCGTGGTGCCGTAGGTGGCTACAAGGAAATTATCGACGCCGAATCCATAAATGTCGCGGGTTTCCCAGGACTCGTTGAGCGAGTTGTAAATAAAAACGGTGTTGTTGGTAGTGGTCGGGGCGGTGGGGGTGTCGATGGGACAGGCGAGGAGGTAGCGGTTGTCGAACCACAGCCCGACAGAGTTCTTCGCCAGCGCCGCATTCAAATTTGCGAATTGGTCGGCGATGGGGTCGGAGAGGGGTTTGGTGTCGCCCCGGAGCTTGAGGTCGAGTTTGGTATCCAGCCGGTAGATGCCGGAGTCGGAGAGGAAATAAACGAAGTTGCCTGCGGTGACGATGGAGCGGCGGGCCGAGCAGCCCACTTCGTCGGTGAGGAGGGTGAGCTTGGAAATCAAGGTCGCGCCAGTATCAAAGATGTCGAATGATTGATTGATTTCAGCGAGGTAGATGGACCGGCGCATGAAGACGAGGGCGCTGCCTTCGACCCATGGGTGGACGGCTACGAGGTAATCGTTGCTGCCCTGGTTGGCGCGGAAGTTTTGCCAGAAGGGGTCGTAATTGTTCGGGTCCAGAACATCGGACAGGGAAACCGAGTCGCGGCCATCGGGAATGACGAGGCGGTTATTGATGTAGCTGGCCCATCCGACTGAGCGCATGGTGCGATAGGTGGGGCCGCCGGAGGGAATGCCTGCGGGGGATTTGACAAAATTCGTGGTAGGCAAGCCGTCCCAATAGATCGGTGGCTTCACGCGGCGGACGGTGCGCCCGGAGATGGTGGCATCGTTGGCTGTGCCCGCTGGGACGGTGATGGTGAATGAATCGGCGGCAGTGGCGACAATGTCGAATTCGTGGCCGTTGAATGCAGCGGTGGTGGACCCTTCCAATCGGATGCGCTGGCCGGAGATGTAGCCGTGGGCCGTGCAGTTCACGGTGGCGGTGGTGGTGGAAACGGTGATTCCGCCAGCAGAGAGGCTTTTCTCTTCCCACCCTGCGATGGTCGGATCGGCCTCGCAGAAGAGGTATAGGCGGTCGTAGGCTTGCAGCATGGTGACGGTATCGGTGGCCTCAATGCTGCTGCCGGATGGGAATGTCAGTTCGCCGGGAAGAATAGAAATGACGATGGGAAGTTCGCCTTCGTAGGAAATGGACTCTCCGGTATCAGTGGCGAGGTATCCATCGCTCCAGACGCCGGAAGTGAAATCGCCCTGCGCCAAAATGGGGAATGCGCGGTCGGAACCGGCGATGACAAGAACCTCCATGGAATTCACACCGTCCGGCGAACGCATCACGGCTGAAGCGAAAATGCCGCCCGTGTAGGACGAGCGGATGACGGGCTCGTTCGGCGCGGCGGCAAGGATGAACGGGAGGGTGAGCGGTGTGCCGGAGGGTGAGATGTTTTCACCGAGGCGCTTGGCTCCTTTGCGGACTTTGGCAACGCCTCGGTCGAAGCGCATGTTTACCGAATCTTGCAAAACTCCAGGCTGAAGATTGAGAGGATTGAGTCGGCTGGCGAAGCCGATGAATCCAGAGTCGCCATCAATGGCTATGGGGGAGTCTTGCGCCATTAGGTAGCAATGATGCCGATAGTGCGGAGCTTCCCGAAAAGATCTTCGATTTTAGCTTCCAGCTCCACGCAGTAGTCGAGCAATTCTACTACTGTCGGGGTCGCCGCGTTTGCGATTGTCACGGTATTGTCTGCGGTTGGCAGCGTTCCCGTCGTCGCGGTGGTGGTTATGTTTGCAATCGCAGTTGGCTGCACTGCTGGAGTGGCGTTCCAGAAACCGAGCTTCTGCGTTGTGGCAGTGCCAATCTTGCTGCCGGTTGCGGTGCCCGCAACCACATTCGCGCCCTCGCCAAAAGTCATATCGCCATTGGCAGAAAGATTGCCGCCTATTGTGGCATTGCCGCCTACCGTGGCATTGGATGATGCGGCGAGCGTGCTGCAATTCACAGGGCCACAAGTTAAAGGTCCACTGGAAAGATTGAGGGGTGTGTTTCCTGCGCCCACAGCGATAAGTCCAACCTCCTGCAAGCTGTCAAGGAGGTCGGCAGTGAGGGCGGGTTGGTCAACAGGTGTGGCGTTCCAGAAGGCGAGCTTTTGAGTGGCGTCTGTGCCGAGCTTGGTGCCGGTGGTGGCGTTGAGGGCGAAGTTGGTGGCGTCGGGGACGGTGACAGTGTTGCTGACCGTGCGGAGGCAGTCGCTCTTGAGGACTCCGGAGGTGATGCGCTTGGTGACGCCGTTGTCGCTGATGGGCAGGAGGTCCGAATCGTCCGGCAGCGTGGAGAGGAGAGTGAGTTGGTCGATGGTTTTGGCCATATAGTTCTATTCTATCACCGGCCTAAAATGGCGGCGATTTGGGCGGCGTTGACGGATTGGCGGTGGCGGGGGGGGAGGTAGGCGACGATGCGGTGGTTGGGCATGTCGGGGTGGCGGGCGGCGATGCGGCGGACATGCTCTTCGAGGTCGCTAGTGCCGTGTGGGGGTTTGGCGGGGGCGGGCGTGGGATTGGTGCCGGGGGTGAGCTGGCGGTAGCCGGTTTGGTAGAGGAGTTGGCGGCTGCCGGGGGTCCAACAGGGGAAGTTTTGGCGTTCGACGAGCTTGTCGCGGATGGCGGCGGCGAGGATTTTCGGGACTTCGTTGATTTCGCAGTCGAGGTCGGCGGCGATTTCGTCGGGGGTGCTCCAGCCTTCGGGGAGGCTGTTGGTGCGTTTGGCCAGGCTTTTCCAGGTCATAGGTAAATGGGGGCGGTCATGGTGCGTCCGCGCTTTTTATCGAGGAGGAAGTAGGTCTGCGTGGGGGGCTCGAACGACGCTTTGATGCTGAGGGCGTAGGCGTTGTAGCCGATGAGGCTGCCGTTGCAGAGCCAGTGGCGGTTTTGCTGGTATTGGTGCCAATGGCCGAAGAGGTCGAGGTCGGCGCGGTTGGGGGATTTGTTCCAACTGGCGATGGCTTTCTCGGTGGGGATGGTGAGGCCGCCGATGCCGCCTTGAAATTTGAGCCCATCGCCGTGGTGGAAGCGGAGGCGGCGTCCGTAAACTTCCATGAAGTTGAAATAGCTGTCGGCGATCTGCCATTCGATCTGCTGGTCGGAGGCGAAGCGGCCTTCGAGGATGCGATAGAGGAGCCATTCGTAGCTGTGGGCGGCTCCGGTGGCGTGGCGGGGCTTGACGGTGGTGCGTCCGTGGTTGCCGTAGCTGGTGGGGATGAGGATGCGCTTGAAGTGGGGCTTGAGGGTGGCGAGGCCGTCGGCGAGGCGGTCTTGGAGCCAGAGGATGACTTGCGTGGGGGTCTTGCTATTCGACTCTGCGAGTTCCTCGTGGATCATCCCGGTCATCAGGTCGCCGCCGAGCCACAAAATTAAATCGTCGATCTTGGCGCCGTGGCGCTCGATTTCGGTGAGGCGGGCGATGGTGGCGAAGAATTTTTCGATGCGGGATTTTGCGATGTTGAGGTTGTATTGGTTGAGGCCGTTGACGGAGGTGGATTCGACGGTTTCCTCGACATGCCAGTCGCTGGCGAGGGCGATGGCGACGGCTTCGGCTTTGTCCGTCATGGATACTTCCAAGGGACGCGGGCGGATTTTGGATTTGCCGAGACTGAGGGCGATGCCGAGCTGCTGCTCGAGATCGGCGACGGTGTGCTGGTATTGCTGGATTTTGGCTTTGAGCGAATCGACTTCGCTTTTGTGGGCGGTGGCGGCTTGCTCGCGGGCTATGGCGGACCAGGATGTTTTCATGGGATTAGGCTTCCTCCTCTTCGTCTTCTTCTTCGTCTTCTTCGATGGGCCAGAGGATTTCGGAGGCGTCGTTGGCGAGGGATTTTGCGGCGTAGTCGTTGCCGAATTTGAATTCGGAATGGTAGGTGGTGCCTTCGGCGTCCCAGCTCACAACGGCGATGCCGTGCTCAAAG